TACGGTCATGATGTTTATTATTGCCCAAGAACTTTGGTTAATAAAGATGAGATCTACGGTGAAGATAGCATTTCCAAGTACAATACTCAGTACATGGTTGAGATGTACATAAAGAACGTCATGGGCTTCCAGGGTGAAGGTGACTTCATGTCGAAGTTTAATCTTCAGATTCGTGATCAAATGACATTAACTATTGCAAGAAGAACTTTCTTTGATGAGATAGGAAATGTTGAATCATTGGATCGTCCTCAAGAAGGAGATCTAATTTACTTCCCATTAAATAAAAAAATATTTGTAGTCAAGTTCGTAGAGCATGAGGCTATATTTTATCAAATGGGATCTCTTCAAACTTATGATTTAAATTGCGAACTATGGGAATACTCTAATGAAATTCTCAATACTGGTATTGAAGATATAGATAAGTTACAGAAAGAATATTCATTTGATATGACGAATTATGGAATAGAAACAGAAGATGGACATGTGATTAAAGACGAAGATGGTTACGACATCATACAAGAGCAATATAACTTCTCAACACAAGTGGGCGATTCATTAGAAGATAACGATGAAATTGAAACTGAAGCTGATGGAGTATTAGACTTTAGTGAACGTGATCCTTTCAGCGAAGGGGTGTACTGAGATGTTTTCAACTTATTATCACGGAACTATTAGAAAGTACGTAATTATTTTTGGAACTCTTTTCAATGATATTTACATCAATCGAGTAAACTCATCTGGTGAACAAGTTCAAACTATGAAAGTACCGCTTTCATATGGGCCAAAAGATAAATTTTTAGTCAGGTTAGAAAACGATCCTACTTTCAATCGGCCAGCAATGGTGTTACCTAGAATGGCTTTTGAAATATCATCTATGAGCTATGCACCCGAACGCAAGCTTAATACTATGAATCGTAATATGAAAGCTGTCGCTGATACTAATCAAGTTTCATATGGGTACATGCAAGTTCCATATGATATAGGATTTACTTTGTATATAATGATTAAAAACGCAGACGATGGAACAAGAATAGTAGAACAAATTTTGCCTTACTTCACTCCTGAATGGACAGTTACAGCAAATTTGATACCAGATTTAAACTTGAATGTTGATTTGCCAGTTATATTGAATAACGTAGGTATGCAAGACACATATGAAGGTGATTTTTTAAATCGCCGTGCTATCGTATGGACATTAGATTTTACTATGAAAGCATATTTGTTTGGACCAGTCAAGAAATCTGGGCTTATTACTCTTGCTAATACTAATCTTATTGTTCCCAATTTGATAACGATTGACCAAGCAGTTGGCAATACTAGTGTTACTGCATCGGAAAGAATAACTATAACACCAGGCTTAACTGAAGATGGATTGCCTACAGCAAATGCTGAAGCGTCAATAGATAGAAGTCAGATCATGGCTACAGACGACTATGGATTTATAATAGATTTTGAAAGCTTTGTATGAACTCAGACAAAATAATATCAGACTCACTGGACATAGCTGAACCAGAAATACAAGCTGAATATCTTCCTAATGAAGGCAGCACAGATTTTGAGTTTGCTAGACAGAATATAAGAAATATACTTGAGAAAGGTAGTATTGCCTTAGATAAGATGCTCGAAGTTGCAGATTTATCTCAACATCCTAGAAGTTATGAAGTAGTTTCCACTTTAATAAAATCTTTAGCTGACACTAATAAAGACTTACTCGAATTATCAGAAAAGAAAAATCGAATAGAAAAAGTAAAATCTCAAACTGAAAATCAAACTATAAATAATAATTTATATATTTCCACTACTGAATTACTAAAAATGATCAAAGAGAAATGAGTCAAGAACAATATCTTGGTAATCCTCTTCTTAAAAAATCTAATGTAAAAATAAATTTTACTAAAGAACAAGTAGAAGAGTACATACGCTGCTCTGAAGATGTGGAGTACTTTATTCTTAATTATTGCTACATTGAAACACTTGATCATGGATTGGTTAAGTTTAGTTTGTACGATTGCCAAAAGAAAAAAATAAAAATAATAAATGAAAATCGTAAAGTTATTATTATGGAAGGCCGCCAGCAAGGCAAAACAACAACATCAGTAGCTTATATTCTATGGTACACATTATTTCAAGATCATAAAAACGTAGCAATACTTGCTAATAAATCATCTACAGCAAGAGGTATTCTTTCACGTTATCAGATGATGTATGAGAATTTACCTAAGTGGATGCAACAAGGTATCGTGAACTGGAATAAAGGTGATGTTGAATTAGAAAATAACTCAAGAATATTCACAGCTGCTACTACAGCAGCCGGTATTCGTTCTCAATCTGTTAACTTGTTGTATATTGACGAAGCTGCAATTATTCCAAATTCTGTAGCTGATCAATTCTTCACATCAGTTTATCCAGTAGTATCTGCTGGTCAAACAACAAAGATCATTATAACATCAACCCCATTGGGTTATAATCACTTTTGGAAATTTTGGAATGATGCAACAAATGGAAACAATGATTTCTTTCCCTTATTCATTCCTTACCATGAAATACCTGGTCGTGATGATAAATGGTTAGAAGAACAAAAGAGACAACTTGGTGAACTTAAATTTAACCAGGAAGTACTGTGTAATTTCTTGGGTTCATCATTAACTCTTATAAGTGGTGAAGCTATTTCAAAAATGTCGGTTACTAGACCAATATTCAGTAATCATGAAGGATTAGACATCTACGAAAACGCAGATCCACAACATATCTATGTAACATGTGTTGATACGGCTAAAGGAGTCGGGGGAGATTCTTCAGCTTTTTGTGTGATAGATATTACAACTATACCATATAAGATAGTTGCAAAATTTAAAAGCAATGAGATAAGTCCTTTACTATTACCTAATATAATATATCAAGTCAGTAAAACATATAATGATTCATATGTTTTAATAGAATTAAATACAAATGAACAAGTTCCGCATATCCTTCATTACGAACTTGAATATGATAATGTCGTTTGGATCATGAAAGATAAGGGTATGCAAACCGTATCTGCTGGTTTCAAGAAACAAATGAAGCCAGGCGTCACCATGGATAAAAAGGTAAAAAGAATTGGCTGTCACAACTTAAAATCATTAATAGAAAATGGAAAATTATTAGTATCTGACGCTGATATTATTTCTGAATTATCTACTTTTATAGAGAAGCGTGGTAGTTTTGAAGCAGACGAAGGTTATCATGATGACTTAGTTATGGCATTGGTGTTGTTTGCTTGGCTTATTACTACTAAGTATTTTAAAGAAATAAATACAGTGGATCTACGAAAAGCTCTGTACGAAGAAAAGATGCGGCAAATAGAAGATGATATGGTTCCTTTTGGCATTATAGATAATGGCCTTCCTCCCCCAGATATTGTAGAGACGTCCGAATTTGATAAATTTTTGTTGGGTATGGATTAAAACTAAAAAATTATAAATACTTTAAACACAATTATCTAACCATCTTTTGCCAAAGGGAGATAGAAGATGCCATTCCAAGTAAGTCCCGGAGTCAACGTTACAGAAATCGATTTAACCACGATCGTTCCTGCAGTTTCTACAACTGAAGGTGCCATCGCTGGCGTTTTTCATTGGGGTCCTCTAGAAAAGTCAGTTCTAGTTGATTCAGAAGATAAATTAGCCGCTCGATTTGGTAAGCCGACCAACCATAACCCAGAAACATTCTTCACAGCAGCAAACTTTCTTGCCTATGGCAATAAGCTTTATGTATCTCGTGCAGCTAATACTACTGGTTTTTCTAATACACACACAGTTCAAATTAGTGGTAACACTACAATAACAGCTAATGGTACTGCTTTAGGCGTGTCAGTAGGCGATATAGTTTATGGAAAGGGTATTGTAGATGGAACAGTAGTAACTGCTAAAGATGATGATTCAGTTACACTTTCCAAAGCAGCCACAGAAACAGATGCTGCTACAACTATCTCCTTTGCCAATCCAAATTCTGTTTTTTCAGCTGTAGCAAATACAATTGAACTTGCTGATACAGATAACCTTGCTCTATATGTCATAAAGAACGAAGATGATTATCTTGAAAAACAAGATAATTTCCCCGCAGACGGTGAAGTTGACTATATAGCAAAGTATCCTGGTTCTTGGGGTAATTCTCTCAAGATTTCAGTCTGTGACTCAGCAGAAGCTTTCTCTTCTAATTTAGATATGTTTGTTGCAAATAGTGCTTTATATCAAGTAGCAGACTCAACAAAAATATCTAATGCTGGTATATCACTCGTAGTAGGTTCAAATACAGCTACAGTATTCGTTGCCAACGCAGAAGGAACACCATTCACTGTAGACTCAGACGCTGGTGCAGCAAATGCTGTAGTTCAGATCATAAATGATAACTTTACAGTTGGTGACATAGTTAGAGTTGGTAACACTGAAATTGGTTTCCAAGATCTTCGCATCACAGCACTTGCTGCAAACGCTGCTTATTCAGCTGGTAATACAACATTCACCATCAACTTTGCAGCTAACTATAATCTTTCTAGCAATTTCTATACGAACACAATCAGTCGTAATTGGGAATATTACAACAATGTAGAAAGAGCACCCGGTCAAAGTGTTTATGTATCTAGATTTGGTAATACTTCTGCAAACGATGAATTGCATGTAGTAGTAACAGACGAGGATGGCAAATTCACTGGTGTCCCAGGTACTATTCTTGAAGTATTCCAAGGTCTATCTCGTGCATCTGATGCTAAGACAGAAGATGGTGCTACACTTTACTACAAGACGGTTCTTAACGATAATTCAAACTATGTTTGGTGGGTTAAAGATCGTTCAAACGCTGTGACAAATACAGCGCTGTTAGTGACAAGCAGCACAAATGAAGTCCCCTTAACAGCTTCATTTGGCGGCGGCCAAGATGGTTCAAATGAAAATGGTGTTGCGCTCAATGTACTAACTAAAGCTTATGATCGTTTCCGCTCAACTGAAGAGATCGATGTTTCGTTGATTCTCCAAGGTAAAGCAAGAGGCGGTACAAATGGTCAGCAACTTGCTAACTATTTGATTGATAACGTAGCCGAATATCGTAAAGACTGCGTGGTATTTGTATCACCAGATAGAGCTGACGTAGTAAGCAACATCGGTAAAGATGAGGCTCAAGATATAGTAACTTTCAGAAATTCTTTAAGTTCAACATCTTACGCAGTCCTAGATTCGGGTTATAAGTATCAGTACGATAAGTACAACGATCTATATCGCTACGTTCCTTTGAATGGTGATATAGCTGGTCTAGCTGTAAGAACTGATAATCTTAGAGATCCATGGTGGTCACCAGCTGGTTTCAATCGTGGCCAGATTAAGAATATCATCAAGCTAGCTTACAATCCTCAAAAAGCTGATCGTGATATTCTTTACAAGAGCGATATCAATCCAGTATGTGTGTTCCCTGGTCAAGGAACGGTGCTCTTCGGTGATAAGACTGTTCTAGGTAAACCTAGTGCTTTCGACCGAATCAACGTTCGTCGACTCTTTATTGTTCTAGAAAAAGCAATCGCAACTGCTGCTAAGTTTACACTCTTCGAATTCAACGATGAGTTTACACGTGCTCAGTTTAGAAACCTAGTCGAACCCTTCCTCCGTGATGTACAAGGTCGCCGTGGTATCTATGACTTTAGAGTGGTCTGCGATGAGACAAATAATACTCCTGAGGTTATTGACCGTAATGAGTTTATCGGTGACATTTATATTAAGCCAGCAAGAAGCATCAACTTCATTCAGCTGAACTTTGTAGCAGTTAGAACTGGTGTTGAATTCTCTGAAATCGTTGGTAAATTTTAATAAATAACCTAAGTAAACAAGGAGAATTTTCATGGCCTTTAATATAAATGAAATTAAGAGTCA